TAAGCATCTTGTTAAGTTGTTGATATATCGTTCCTTTATCTTGTTTTTCTTCAGCCATTTTTATAATTTATTATAGTTTTTTATAAATACTTCATTTTTCTGGAAAAGTCGGTTATTTATAAATACAAACTATTTTTTCTTTATTCCATTAAATAACCACGAATTTGCCCCATATGGATTTAATGGGTCATCGCTTTGTGCAGTAAATGGTGACTTCTTCCTATCAACGGGTTTTTTACCTATTTCATCAATATCATTATTAGTGAGAATTGCGTTTAACATTTTTTCCGTAATACCCTTACTTTGTTTGAACTTCGCCATATCAAAGTTTAATACAAATAAACCAATACCCAGTCCCATAATACTATCATCATGGAATGTACGTTTATGGTCAGCAACACGGTTTCCAGCTACAGTAACGAATGTTTTTAATTCATTCAATAATCTAACTGACCTAATAATAATATCCTCTAAATGAATAGCTCTTTGCATTTCAAGTAGAACTGATGGTCGGTTGTTTCCGATGAAGAATCCGGGGATTAAATCCACTACCATTACAGCACCATCTGGCATGACTTTCTGACCTTTCTTGATGTAACCCTGTAATCTATCTCTTGTTGGTTTATGTGTGACTTCGGCAAAGTGAACGTTTTCGTATCCGACTTCCAGAAGTTTTTCAACAGTATGTACACCATAACCACCAGTAACATCAACAACAGCATATGCATCATTATATTCTTTACCAAATTGGTATCCGATTTGTGCCAGCATCTGTGGTGTTACTTTACCATAATATTCAGCAACTTGTTCGACTTTATGTCTTTTAATTTTAACTTTTTTTATTTTACCACCTTTTTTAATTATCTTTTCTTCAATTACTTCGGTAACTTTCAACATGTTAAGGGTAGAATTATCCTCACCGTGCCCCGGTGACGCATCCATTGCCATTATATAGTCTTGCCCTGCCTGTGCTTCTTCCCAAATCCACATATTGTTATCAAGATATGCCTGACGTATTGGTGTTTTAATATCGTTCTCTTCAATTTTCTTAAGATATTCTTCGGCAATAAAGTTATCACCCGAACCCAAGAATGAACAATTATGGTTTAAAAAACCATCAGCATAATATTCACAACCCTCACTATCGACAATATCATATAAATCACAATCATCTACAGGTTCTACAGATTTCACATAGAAATCACCATCAATTGTTGTTAAATACGCCACATTTGGAATTAATGATTTTGCATACATATTCTTATTACTGGCGATAAAAATATGGTCTTCACTAACAATAATTGATTTATCATTTTCTAGCGTTATTTTTAGTCCTTTCTTTTTACCTGATTTCTCTATACCTAGAAAGTCCACAAAATTCCCACTACTATTTAAAATTTCATACTCAGTATTTATTTGCATGATAAAAAATTTAGACACTTTTCAATTATGTGGTCAGATTTGTTGTTTCGATTATATTCGTCAGAATCAATAACTAAAATATCATAACCAATATCCTTTAATATTGAATATCTAATATTATCTTTAACATTATTGTGCCAATATTTTCCATTATACTCAATAATTTTCATTTTCTGTTTAAAATCAAACATCATTACAGTATTTTCGTGATTATATATAATGGGGATTTGCATAACAAACTCTTGATTTAAATCATGAAAATAAACACCTTCTTTATCTTCAAGTTGTTCATATATATCCCAAAACAACTCTTGAGATATTTTACTATATTTATTAGCTTTTAGTTCTGATAGTTTTTCCATTTTATCTGAAACATAGTTCGAATATTTAACATTACCCAAATCAACACCAAATTTTCTAATGAACCATTCAAGACTATTAGTTTTATTGGTTTTCACAGAATCTAGTCGTGCATTAAAATATGACTCCCACTCATTACCATATTTTTTCTGAAACCACGATTTTGAGGGGTATTTAGGTTCACACTTACTACAAATAATTATTAGTTCATTATCACTGAATTTCCAAAATTTCAATCGTTTATGTTTTTCACAATAAATGTTAACGTTTTTGACTAGTATATATAGTCTCATTGAAAATTTATTTAGGTTCTTATTTAAACCATCCATTTCTGAAGTATGTTTATAAAGACTTAAATATAATTTTTTATCATCTTTTAATAATTTTCTATTTCCCGATTTCCCAAAATATTTAATGTAATCATGTTCTAATAGTTGAATTGTTTCATCTTTAGAATAAAAATCATTAATATTGGATAAATCATGTTTATATGAATCCCATTGTATTTGCGCTGCGTTTAAATTGGCGACCTTGAATCGTTTTTTTTGTGGGTCGTATATCATCACTTCACCACCATTTTTTATTTTATTAATGTCACCCCCATACTCCTTTAAATATAATAATTTTGCAACCAATTTTTTATTATTGGAATATTTTTGCATTTCCTTGGTCTCAAAATTAATTGACTCCAATAAGTTAGGGTATTCTTTATTAAACATTGATGTCCCACCTTTGATTGAATATTTAAAAATATTATCAATGTTCGTAATCATATTAATTAAATCAAATTTATTCATGTTTTTAACATAAATACTCACAAGAATTATTTTGTTCTTTAAATCTCAAATATAACTCTTCAATAGTAATATCTTCAACAATACCAGTTATTTTATTTCTTATTTTAATTACAGCATCAAAATTTACACAAAGCAATTCCTGTGCGATTTTACGCATATCACCATTAGCACTTTTTAGTTGAGTTTCAAACCAAGAAGATGTTGCTTCCCAACCATCATCAGCCATTTGAATTCGTCTTTCTTTCGACCAGTTTTCGTCAGGTATTCGGATTTCATTATTCTTACCTTTATTCTTTAACCATTCTAAATCATGTTGACCTTCGACTTTAGTTGGGTCAAATCCATTAACTTCTTTATATACTGTATATCTTGGGTCATTATACCACCAGAGTTCAACTGCATGGAAATTATTACTACTTTTACCTGTCTCTTCATCAATATCACGTGCACCCATGAATGTCTTATAGAATACAGGGTCAAGTCCCGAAGGTGTACTAACCATGATTGCAGCACCACCAGTTTGTAGTGTTGGTTGTGCTGATGTCCAGAACTTATCACCTTTCTCTGCCCATGCAGTCTCATCCCAAAATAATAGTGTTGGTGTCATACCACGAAGTGACTTAGATGCAAACGCACCTAATTTAGAATCGTTATCATAAACTTTTAATTGTTGAGTATCTTTTAAACCTTTTTCAGATTGTTTACCAGTTTTAGGTCTTAACCATGCTGGACAACCTTCAATGAAGTCAACAACATCACCCATTAATTCATCACGAGCAGTAATAAGTTTATCAGCAACAATCGCTACCTGTCTGTTTCTATTAAACATGACATACCATGCAATATATGCGCATGTTGTTGTGCTGATACCTGCCTGACGATATTTGTTGGCAACAACAAATCTGTTATTACGATAAGATTCGATTAGTTCTTTCTGAAATTCAAATAATAAAAATGGAACGATAAGACCAGAAACTCCCTGTGTCTGGTCAAAAATTGTTAAATATGTCTCAATGAAATATATTGGGTTTGCTGCACAACGAATAATTTCGTCTTCCTGTTCAGTAAAAGTTAATTCACTAGCTCTTTTAGCAAGACCTGCTTTGGTAACAATAACAGGTTCAACCTTACCAGATTCTCTAAGTTTTTTTGCCAGTTTTCTTGCTGCTTCCTTTTCTCTTTCCTTGGTTGCATCATAATGAATTACAGGTTCGTGGTCAGGGAATAAAGAATCATCTGGTTCTAAATCTGGATTTATCTTAGGACTCATTTATAATATTTTATAAATAAATACTCGAATCCTATAAAACTAGTCTTAAATAATATCTATTGATGATGTTTCAACAAATTCATTATCCTTTAAGACAATTTTTCTGGCATCCAGCAAATTTTTAACTCTTTTCAATGTCATGCCGTAATGAAACACCAGTAATGGAACATCATCGTTATCCGACCCAAACATTTTGTCGTAATCACTGAAATTACTATCTTCTTTTTCTATTTCATAACCCAGAGCATGTATAGTATGATAACCATGCATATATTCCCTATCAACGGCTTCATGTAAACAGAATAAATCAAATGAGGACGTTTTTAAATTAAAAATGGCGTTAATGTAATCTTCTGTTGGAGGTATTGCATTATCACATGCTGGACTTAAATCCCAACACCAGTCTTCAACTAAAATATTTGAGGGGTCTAATGAGAAAATAAATTCGTATAATCCTTCGTCTTTTGCATTATAACCGATTTTCAAAACAAAAATCAATTGTAGTTTATTGTCATCGTAATCCATAGTGTGAATTTTCGTATAAATACTACACTATAGATTAATTATTTGATAAAGAGAGACCTGTTTGTTGATTTATTATGTTCAGAGAGAAATCGTATTCCGTTAATATTTTCAATTCCACTTTTTTAAGATAGATATGGACTAATTGAATGATTCCTGCGATAACTAATGTTAATACACCTATAATGATGTTAGCTCCAGCAACTAACACACCAATTACTGCCAATACCAGAGTGAGATTTTTGACGACATATATCCAACTTAGAAGAATATTTAATTTATCATCACAATATTCTTTAAGTATACTTCTATACTTAATCCAATCACATTCAGAATTATCTTCTTTACTTCCTTGAACTACTTCAAAGGCTTTTAATTCAGCACGTTTAGTGCCA